ATAGTGATATATTCAACAGCCGACACCAATTCAGGTGCTGGGGCTATATCTAGTGTTGTGAAGCTATTACAAATCATTGTTACTGCTAACGCCATAAATCCTAAAAATCCAATTACTCGTTTTGAGGAAATAACACCTGATGCCTCAGATAGCATTTGTTTAAAGAATGTTTTCATTGTGTGTTGTGTTTTTGTGGTTATTGGTAAAATTCAGTATAGTCAGTTAAATACTGGTCTATACCCATAAATATCAAATTGGCTTGTTGGACTGTTTCCATATTAACCTGTCTTACACCACGTGTAATTATACTGTTTGATGTTGTGGTTTCAAGTTGCCCCGTTAATTGCCATGGTAAACGTGTTACCTCATATAATGCAAAATTGTATTTAGGTGATTTGTTGAATAAATCATTATATGTTTGTTGGCTAATTTCAAATATAGTAATTGGATTAGTGTTTATACGTTTAGCAAAATAACGAGTAAAAAATCCATTAGTATAATCTTCATCTGTTGGGAACACCACAGAGGGTTTAGGTAATATAGTTTGTGGTAATGATTTTAAATCGGGGTTTAGTATGTTTATTATTCTGTTGGCCTTAGATCTAACGAATAAGTAATCATCTGATCCGGGGCTATTAACAGATTTAGGTACTAATTCAAAATCATTATATGATGGAGTTTGACCTGTGAAATACTTCCCATCAAATGCTTTATAATAATACCCAATATAGTCTTTACCACTTGAGGCAAATACATACTCATTACCCCTAGTGTATTGAGATGGTGATACTTTATTTTTAGGATAGTAGGGCATTGTTACGCTATGTTTTGGTATTCTGTTTTAGCATCAAATGAAGGACATGCTTTAGCTACTCCGGCAAAATCTCTATGCCCTTGTATTATAGCATTAGGGAATTTTTGTTTTAATTCAGTTAATATTTCAATTAATGATTGTTTTTGTGGTAATGTTCTGTTATCTTCTGGGTTTTCATTGTTATCAATACCTCCTACATAACTAACTCCAACACTTTCATTATTATATCCTAATGTATGAGCACCAGTTCTTGATATATCTCTACCTTTTTCTATAGTTCCATCTCTTTTTATAATATAATGATATCCAATATCATCCCATCCTAAGCTTAGGTGATAATTCCTAATTTCTTTTACTCCTATTGATGATGTTGGTCCATTAGCGGTACAATGTACTACAATGTATTTAACTTTATTATGATCTAGAGCTCTGCCTGGTTGGGACTTTGGAAATGGTAAAATTCTACCTTGTTTTTTCTCCCCATCATCACCACCATCTTCATCCCAATCTAATGGTTTTTCATCGTCAACTACTGTTTTGTCAGAATCATCAACTTTAGTGTTACCTTTTAGTTCATCCTCAGCTTTATCAGCATCACTTTGACGAGGCATCATAACCATTTGACACGTTAAATTAGTAAACCATCCTCTATCATCTACATTATGGTCCACTCCAAAAATAACAAATGCTACTTTTGGTTGATTAAATGAATCACTATCTTCAGGGTCTAAATAACGATATAACAATGGTAATCTATCTACTGGTAATCTAATGATGCTACCCACTGCTATTCCTGATATTCCATCTATGGTTAGGTTTAGGGTTAATGGGAATGGTGTGAATGAGTAGAATAATTTATTTACATTAGATTTATTATTTAATCCATTAAAATATGTTATAAAATCGGCTAATAATTTTTTAGCTTGGGATGTATCTTTAGGAAATACTCCTCCTGGTTTGATATTGACTAATATATTATTAATATAATATAATGAATCTTTTATATTATTTTTATTAACCTTATTAATATTATTTATATCTTCGGGTGTATTAACCTGGTCTATGATAGGTTGTGCTAATCTATCTTTAATGCCCTGGTTAAAGGCATTAAATACAGAATTTTCTCCTGTAGCAGCATGTCCTGCTCCTACGTTTTGGGCTCCAATAGATACTGTTGTTGAGATTGCATTAGATATAGTTGATGATAATTTATAGTCAGTAACTAATGAGTTGTATTTTAATATAGGGAACTCATAGTAGTTTTCTCTAGACTTAAAATCAGCATTCATCATATCTTCATCTATGATTCTAACAACTTCAACATCTATAGGATTACCATCATCATCAAAATCACCTTCATAAGGGGTAAGAGCAAAATTATTAACTTGTCCTGTTGCTTGTTCTATACCTCTAAATAAGTTTATCATAAAATCTTTTAGGAAAATATCTCCATCTTTGTTTTGGGATTTATCAGCTGCATCTATTACATACTGTAAGTTTATGATGATATTTGATATTTTTCCTTTGAATATTTCTTTTCCTTTAGTAGATACACGATATTTGTATGGATCTTTTTTTAAAAAATTATTAATATCATCATTCCCGTACTTGAATAAAACCGCTGTTCTACCTTGAGATGATATTGTATTTTTTGTTTCTCTTATGTTATTAACATTATTTAACAAAAACTGTTTCAAACCTTGAATATTTCTATCTTCTGCTTGTCTTCCTATTCTATCATCAGAAATATTAAAAGTTTGGGATTCATTTGTTTCGGTTGATGTAACTTTTAACCCATCAAAGTTTAGGAGAGCAGTCTCAAATTTAAAGCCATATTTTCCAAATTTTGCATTAAAAAATCTAACTAATATAATTTCTTTATCATTAGTAAATCTATTTTTAGATGTTTGGTATGGAGGTTGTAGCACTTCTTTAGGTAAATAGGGTACACCATAATATCTTTCGATTTCGCCGTTTCTTTCTACTTCAAGTGTAGGGAATATATATTCCCGTGTAATATATTTTTCTATTTCTTGTTTTGGATCTATTAAATCTTCTGTTGGAGCTAAAGTTTGATTTTCATTATTTTCTAAATAAGGAGCAACTAATGAAGGTTCCAATATACATACTGAGGGATCAACGGATATTTGGAATGGGTGGGTTCGACACAAATCATCATTGGTTAAATCTTTAATACGGATAACTTTATCCCCATCAGTTCCTTCAAAAGGAATAGCTGCTGTGTTTATGAATTTAACTAAATCTTTAAAAGCAATGTATCGTTGGTTTACTACCTTTTCATCACTTTCTACATCAGTGTTTATATTAAGAGGTAAATTATAGTAAGTTATAGATTCATCAGGAATTAATCTAGCTAATTTGTCATTATTTTTTTGGGAGTAAAATTCATGGTAATTAGCAGGCTGAAAATATACTGTTCCTGAAGGAAGTTCTTTGAGTATATTTCTAAATACATAAGTTAAAGCATTTTCAGCTAATGTTTGATCTTTATCATCTTTTTTAGCATTACCATTTTGTTCAATAACAACCTGATTGATTTTCAACGAGTCAATAATATCATTCATTGATATAATATTAATTGTCACATCATACCCTCCATTATCATCAGCGGTCCAAGAAAAATTATTTACTTTGCCTAATATAGCATCATAGTTACCATTAGATTCTATTTTTTTCTTATATATCTCATCATAGACATCAAATCTAGTTTTACCTCCACTAAAAATATCTATGTAGGTAATATTTTGTTGGGGATCATCATCACTACTATTAAAATATACACTATGACCCCATTCTAATAATGCAGTATAGCCTGGTCTCATGTATAATAATTCTATAGCTTGTAATTGGGCTAGTGAGTGACATTTTATACTGATAGTGCATTCACGTAGTCCTTTTAGTCCTACTGATGTTGTGCTTCTAGAATTGATAACGACATTGGTGATACCAGGCATTGGTCTGATGCCAAATTCATCTCCACTTTCATTAAATACTTTTGACGGGTCATCAATATTTATATTGTTAAAGCCTTTATCTAACCCATAAGTAGAATCTGCTCCTAAAATATCAAATCCTTTTCTTAATGATGATATAGAGGGAGTGGGTGGTGATGATTGTTTAGTTAAGGTTCCTGCTTCTAATACAAAGTTAGATGCTAAATCATGCCCAAAATCAACACCTAATATTTGTTTCAAAACACGTCCTGCTTTATTTTCTGTGATTTTGGTTACTTGTTGAGGTAATTTAGGTATATATTCAAAATTTTCTATGGGTTGATTATTAACAAAAGTACCCGCAGGTTGAGCAGGACTTACAATTGTTCCATCAATAGGTTTAGTTGTTTCTATTGCTGTGTTGTCTCTAGCTGTTGTTTGAGTAACATTAAAATCAACATTATTTTCTACCAAAATATTATCAAAACTTATATAGTTTTCAGGTATATCAACACCAGAGGTTAATCTAACAAATGGTGTTTTAGCTTGATAATTTAAATAATTTTTACTACGTGAATTATCACCTAATATTTCCTTATCGTTTGATCCATTATTAGACAATATAGTTTTTCGTGTATCGAGCTGTTTTTTAACAAACTCAGCAAAACCTTTATAAAAAATACTCATCTCTGTGTATTTGTTCTTTGAAATTGATCTATTACTTCACTTATAGCCGTAGGAATCCTAATTTGGGTTCCTGGGGTTATAAATATTGAATCTGATGAAATATCATTACTCATTGAAATAACCCACCATAAAGTAGCATCACCATAATATTCATAAGCTAAATTATCTAATCTGTCACCTCGTACGGTTACAACATAGATGTCTGAGGAGCGAGGTGTGACTTGTGGGTACAAGGTAGTTTCATACTGTCGCTTTTTAGTTTCAGGGTTTTGTATGAAAGGTGTATTTGAATATCTACGTGCCATTTATTATTGATCTAATAATCCTCGCAAAGCATTTTCATCATCTAATAATGAGGAATTAGGATTGTTTAATTGTTGCATCATTCTTTCATCAGGTTGGCCTATAGTAGAAATAGTGGTAATACTATTTCCTGGGGGTGTACTAGACATTCCTCTAGTACTTCCTTCAGGTGGATAAACACCATTCATAGTTGCATCAACAGTTCCTCCGGGTGTAATACCATTATTTACTCTCATAGGAAATGGGACTTGGTCAGCTCCTGGGGGCAAGGATACTTGATTGGTAGGTTGAATTTCAGATCTCATCCCGCTAGTATTTATTTCAGCTGGTGAATAATCATAATTATCATTTATAGCTAAAGGTTCTACAAATTCAATAGGATCCTCAGGATCATCAGGGTCCATGTTAAATATTTCTTTTTTATACCATGGATCATCTTTTCTAAGTATAAACGGGGAAGAAGATGTGTTATCTTTATCTACTTTTCTTGGTAAGAAATCGTGGATTGGAGTATATGTAACACTAACGTTAATTAAATGAGGTAATTGACGTTCATTTTCTACCCATTTTTTAGTAATATCATTACCTACTACATCTGTATTTTCATATAATGCTATATCCCAAGGAGAATTATCATCTATACTATAAGTTAAACTACTAATAAAGCCTGGTAAACCTACTATATAATCACCTATTGTTAAACGCATAAATGGTCCTCTCATTCTACCCGCTGTATTATAGTCAGGTGCAGTATTTGAAGCTAAAAAGTTTAATTTTTGAATTAATGGTTTTACACTTACTCTGCTCATAGGAGCCATTTTAAAACTAAAACTAAAACTTCTATCAAAACCAGAATATGTGTATACTTTTTCACCTCTACCTAAGTATTTGTGGGGATTCCATGTAGGGGAATAAGTATCTTGAATTGATGATAGATATGATCTAAATAACATAAATATAGATTCAGCAGGGCTATCGTTATCAATAGCTTCGAACCTAAAATCTATCATGTCTTTAGCATCTCGAAGTAATTCAGAAGTACTATCAGTGTATATGTTTGTAAATCGTTGTTCTCGATCAATTTTTCTTCTATTTTTAAACGATGCACCATATATTAATGTTACATCATCTACACTATCTCTTTTTCTTATTGAATCTTTTAATCTATCTCTAGTTAAATCAGTAGTTCCGTCATTATTAGAAACAGTACTAATACCTTTTCTAAAATTATCAATTAATCCTTGAATATCTTCATTTAATGAAAATCCAGCAGGTTTAGCTACTACTAAAGGTACACCTCTTTTATTTGGTCTTGCCTTAAAATAATTTTTATTAGGAGTATTTAAATCAGAAGATTCTACCCCACCAAATTCTATTGCTGATAATGTGCTACCCCATTGGTCGGCTTCATCCATATCACGGGAGGGGCCCATATTCCCACGGCTTAATGGTCTAAAATTAGTTGATATATTATATTGATTATCAAAAAATCCTACATCAAACATTCCATTACTTTTATCAGAAAGAGCTTTAGATATAGGTTGAGATAATATATTATCCCTAATATTATTTAAACTAATTAAATCAAATAAATTAGTTGTAGTACTTTGAAATGAAGAATATTTTACTCCTTCAGTTATATTTTCTGAATCAACCCATCTTTTGTGAGATGTAGTACCTATACCAAATATAGATTTAGGACCACCATTATAACTGAACCAATCACTATATGGTGCTACAGATTTAGAACTTAATTCAATTAATCTATTAACTGTTCTTAGTTCTTCTATATCACTTCCAGCATCATCATTTTTTCTTTTATAGTATAATGAGAATACTCCTTCATTATTTGGGTATTCTTTGAATGTAGGGTAAGCACCGTGTCTCTCAATATGAATATCAATAGCTTCTAATGGTACTTGGGCTAATAAATTAACACCTAAATTATATATTCTAGGATCGTTAGCTGCTCTACCTAAAAAACTATCACCACCATTAGGTCCACCATGTGGAATTTTGGTATTCATAGCTTGTAACCCAACTTGTTTTAAGTTGAATGCTATACCTTCTGGGGTTGAATAAAAGAATTTACTAATACGAGCAGCATCTTTAGCTCCAGCGGCTAAATCTTCAAATACACCTCCTAAAGCATCATTTAATACTCCTAAAGCATCACCACCAAACCCTGTGGCTAGGGATCCTAATCCACCACCAGCGATAGCAGAAAGTAATCCTTCACCACTATTACCTATGGCTCCTTTTGTTACAGGAACGGTAATTAATGGGGAAGGATTATTGTCTAATGTACCACCAGGTGATTGGTACTTAGAGGCATTATTATTGTTAGCATCATTAGGATTAGGAATAGTGGGCCCACCAGGCTGTGAATACAGACCAGTGGTATTACCATCGGCATACTGTTCGTAATAGTTTGCTAGTGTTATAGCCATCCATTCCTTAACCTAAAGGTATTAATAATGACCTTGGTTGATTCCTCCGTTAGGTGCTACTGATGAGTTTTCACTATAAGTAGAATCACCAGCAAATTTAGGGAGAGTTTGGTTGTTTGTGTTGGTTTGATATGATACTGTAGTTGGTTTGTATTCGTTTTGTACAATGGTACCACCAATACCTCCAGGGGCATTATCATTTAAACCTTTAGTGGTTCCTTCTCCGTTTGCACCGTATTGATCTAATAAATTAGTTGGCATGATTGTTATGTTTTAATTGTTTATTATAAATATAGTGAAATATAAAATTAGCCTGTTTTTGTACCACCGTTTGTCATATGACCTGCTATTACGCCTGTTTCAAGTTGTACACGCATGTTCGATATACCTTTAGTTTCTTGTACCATATTTCTAGTTTCGGATAGTAAAGCTTCTAATGTGGAATTAATTTTATTTACTGATGTGTTGTCAAGTACTCCACCAATTTTATCATTAGGGTTAGTTTCTATGGTAAAGTCATTGACTTGCATAGTTGTTTTGGGCTCATCAAACATACCTCCAATATAACCACCCGCCAAGCCTCCTAATGCCATCCCTATAGGCATAGGAATACCTATTAATTGCCCAGCTGCTCCTATACCAGTTCCTATCATACTTCCAATAGTAGCGCCTGTTCCTCCTCCTCCTAATGCTGATCCTCCAGCCATACCAACTCCTGCTCCTAAAGCTCCAGTGCCGATTTTTCTAAGCATTCCTCCTTTTTTCATTGAATTTTTTAGAGATGCCATCATACCACCTCCTCCAGCCCCTCCTATATCTTTAACAAACATAGGATTATAAAATGTACCTTTAGTTGCTAATTGAGCTATAGATGCCGCTATTAACGCCGTTGATCCTAGTAACCCAGCAATCATAGTACCTCCTGTAATATATTTTACTATAGGGCTACTATTGATAGTTTTAAATAAAGAATTAAATCCATCTAAAAAAGCACCTACAGGTCCATTCATCATACCTACAAATACTTCTTTTAAATTTTCTACTGCTCTATTAAATTCTTGTTGGGTGGTTAATTGACTTATTTGTGATCGCTCTTTATCACCTAAAGTATTTAATACTTCTTTATCTATTTTTCCAGTAGCAATCAAATGAGCTAAATTCTTAGCATTCATATCTAATTCAGCTTCTCTAAAAGCATTTGCTACTGCTTGTTGACCATTAAGAGATTTAGCAATAGCATCATTTTGTTCTTGAGTATATAATATTTCAGCTAGTTTATCCGCTGAGAATCCTAGTGATTTAGCGAATGCTTCACGTTGAAGAACATTCATTCGTTCAAAATCAGCTGAACTACCTATATTTTTATTTATTTCTTGGGTTAGTCCTCTGATGTCACCAGTTAAAGCAAAATATCTGGCTCTTTCTAGGTTCAATTCTTTACCAGTTAATAGTTCAGCTTCTAATTCAGCAGCAATTGATGATTCAAAATTTAACAAATTAGATTGTACTCCTTCTATATCTTGGAGGGTGAATCCTAAACGTTTAGCTTCAACAACAGCTCTTGTTATTTCTTGAACATTATTACCAAATTGTATTCTAAGTGAGTATGAGGTTTTTAATACTTCATCCAAAATTTCTTTTTGATCCATCATTAAACCATTCTGCATCATGGTTATTTTTGATGTACCTAATATGGTATTTTCTATATCTTCAAACTCTTGGCCAGTAGTAAAGGCCATATTCATTAATCCTTTTTGTGCATCTTCACTTAATCCTATTAAATCTTTGGCTTCAGCTAGTGCTTTAAGATTTTCAGTGGATAAAATAGAAGCAGCTCCTGTTAATTTAGTAAATGTTAATTGGGCATCAACTAATTCTTTAGTAGTAAGCTTGGAATCCCTAGCTATATCATTGAAAGAATCACGTAAATCTAATCCTTGACGTTTAGATATAGATAAACTACGAGCTAACTGTGTAGATTGGTCGTCTATTTCTACAATAGCTGATTTTAATGTCATAAACGCTTTAGTTAGGATGCCAATAGCTAAACCTTGTAATGATATTTTTCCTATTTTTTCACTAATATTAGATAGAGGTTTAGGTAATGTTTTTAAAGCAACGTTAGTTTCAGTTATGTTTTTATTTAGTTTTTTTATTTTATTATCTATAATTTCTAGTTCTTCATCATTATATTTTGTTCTATCTAATTCTTTTAAGCGTTTTAATTGATCTTCATATCCTTTAAGAGATAAGGTTAAACTTTGCTCCGCTTTACTAGCTTTATTTATTTCATCAGCAATGTCTTTAAAAGGACCAGATATTGCTTTGCCTATGACAGGAATTTCAGATAATAAATTAGAAAAAGAATCTATATTTTTAGTTATAGCTTCACTAGATTGAACTATTTCTAGTTGTTTTTCAGCAACATCTTTTGTATATTCTAAGTTTTGTACAGTAGCATTAACAGCATCATCACCGGCTGTTTTATTAATTGCATTTAAATTATTTATACCATATTTAATTTTGCGAATATTGCGTAATATTTCAGCCTCATTCCCATATCCTTCATTAAGTTTTTCTTGGATGTTTAAAGTTTGAAGAACAGATTTTTGAGCTGCTTTTAGTTCTGGGTTTAGGGCACTTTTTAAGACAGATGACAAATCTTTAACACTCTCTTGGGCATTAATTAGACTTTCTAAAGTGGTTTCAAAACTATCACCTATTTCTTCAGCCGCTCTTTTGGTTTTTTCCAAACCTGCTTGGAATACTTTTAAAGTATCTTGTAATTCTTTAAGAGACTTTCCAGAAGCATCAAAAGTTATTTTTGATCCGTAATCCCTAAGTTCTTTTAAGGTTTTTTCTATGTCTTTTTTTATTTCTTCAGGAGTCATTCCAAATATAATTTTACACCAATAAATATTTAATGGTTACAAAAGTAAAGGCACCTATTTACTAGGCGCCTTTGATGTATAGGTAGGTTTACCTGTGTAATTTTTCATACTTTTCACACCAGGTCCTCTGGGTGCATTAGAAGGAACTTTAGATTGTTGTTCCTGTTGTTCATTTTGTTTATCATAAAAATCTTTAATTTTATTAAATATATAGTTTCTCAACCATACAGGCATATGATAAACAGTATTCCAATCATACCCACCTTTTCCATGAAACACTATTTCATGGATCTGGTTGTATGTTGCCATTCTATGCTCCGGCGTCAGGCCAAAAAAAGCTAATCCCGAGGGGAATAGATACACCCTCCTCTGTGTATCCGTCCCCCTCATAGTCGAATGTTAGATCAACATCTGGGCTGACTCTATTAATGTATTGTCTTAATCCTCTAGCTTCACGTGCTAGTAAATGGTTATCAACAAAATCCCTAATAACTTTAGGGTCATCATTTCCATCTACTGATGTGAGGGTGTGTTTTAGACGTACTGAAGCTTCTGGGGATGATTGTTTATATAGTTTTTTAATACTTTTTACTTCGGCATCAATCTTTTTTTCATCGCCTTGGGTAAGAAGTTTAAATGTAATCAATTTTTTACTAACAGGAGTAGTAAATTCAAATTTATTTTGACCCTCAACTAACAAAGATTCATCTAATTCCTTATCTTTTAGTTCAGCTAAATCGATGGTTACTTCTTCCACTCCCTCTGATAGTACTGGTTGAAATTTGAATGTGTAATCTTTACCATATCCTAAAATACGTGCTGCTACTAATAGAGCGTTTTTATCTCCAATAAGTAAATCATCGAGATTTACCGGAGAAACAACGAGAGCTTCAAGCAGTTTATCTATTACCACACCACTCTTGATAAAACTTTCGTTCGTCAGTATATCCTCATGTTTCGCGGTCATATAGCGCATTTCTACCGTACCACTTGATAAAGGATTGGTGGATGGGTAAAGTTTACCTTTTGAAGGTAAAGATATAACTTCTGTTGGGAAATCATAACTTTTTGTTGGTTGTACAACTTGGTTTTCCATATTTTATTATTTTAAATTGTCTATATATAAATATACGTGAAATAAAAAAGTGCCCAATTTCTTGGGCACTTAGTTTAAAATATTTAATTTGTATTAGAAGTTCAATACACAGTAATCAACAGCTACAGTTACTGAAATTTCAATTGGTGTTTCTGTAGCCCAATCATACTGACCGAAATCAGCGTTATTAATTAATGCTCCTTTCAATACCCATTCACTAACAACATCACCTACAGGTCCTAGTGTTTGGATGGTAAGATCTTTCTTATAGAAATCAGAATAACCATCTCTACCGGTTACTGATTCGTGATGTAATCTTACCCATTCCATTACTGATTGAGCACCGGAAGGAGTGATAGGATCATACATTGTGAATGACATATCAGACCAATCAGCTTTACCTTTAAGTTTTCGCTTGATATTGATATGATCCATTACAATAGTTCCTGCTGTGTAAGTAGGAGCTTTAAATCCCTTTATTAGGTATGAGGGAATTCCATCCATAACAAGCACAAACCTATTTGCTACTTTAGGTTCAAACGCTTGAAAAAATAATTCGCCTGCTGCTGAGCTTAATACTGCCATTTTTATCTGTGTTTTATGTGTTTGTTATAAATATCTAATAATTAAATTTGTGCCCCAGTTGCTTGAATGTTGAAATCAATCTTGATGAATTCAGCTGTCTTAGTTGGTTGGATGTAAATAGCACCTACTAATTCATTTCTATCAATTACATCTGGTGTGTTATTAGTTTCATCCATTACTACTCGGTATGCATAAACACCTTGTCTATCTTGTACACTTTGTAGGTATGGGTTAACTAGGTTCAAGAAACGTTGACGTGTTGCTGAAGTGTTTTGTTCGAATACTAGGAAGCGAGATTGTGCATCAACGAATTTCTTAAGATTAATTAACAATCTACGAACATTTACTCTATCGAGTGCTGAAGCAGCTCTTTGAGTTGTTTTCTGTCCAAATACTACAACACCTTGGTTAGGGAATGTAGCGATTGGGTTAACTCTTTCTTGGTATAGAATATCACGTTCAGTTTTTGTCAATGGGTTTTTAGCTTGAATAACACCTGGTATTCCACCTCTTGTTAAACCTGCTGGTGCGAACCATGGAGCAGCAATATTATCGTTTCTTTGGTATACAGATGGAATTACTACTGAAGGTGGGAAATATTCAGGAGCACCATTATCAACATTGCTCATTTGTACCCATGGGTAATATACAGCAGCATAGCTACTGTCTATATCGGATGTTTGGTTTTTAGCGCTTGCTACACTAGCATCTACATCAGATAAATCCATTACGTAAATAGAATCAGCTCTTTCTTCAACCATGTTCAATGTTTGGTTGGTTACAGCGTGATGGAATTCATCGATTACACCTGGGGTAGAGATGATATTGAAATCATATTTATCTTTATTTGATAATATATCTGTTGCTTTTTTATAAGCTTGACCTCCAGCTGTACTAGTAGAAGATAAATCTAAACCAAAAACATTCGAGTCTTCTATATTATTACCAACATATCTCCATGTTTGATAATCAATACCATCATTACCAAACTGCATTACTACACTAAATTGTAATTGGCGTCCTGTTGGACCCGCAGCACCTGCTGTATCAACAGAAGCACTTAGTGAACCAGTCCAACTAGCACTTGGATGAGCTGTTAATATATCAATATTGAATACATCATTATTACCTGTTTGGTAAGAACCACTAGCTTTAGGTACTGGTTTTAAGTAGTTAAAGTTATCAGGATTAGTAATATCAAATCCTAAGAACACACCAGGTGTGTAGGCTCCATTAAATACTTTTTGTGTTTGAAGTGAAGCAGATGGTAGATTATATGTTGGGGCAAATCCACCTACATCATAATATCTTTCATGTCCTCTAGGTGATAATTTAGGTGATAAAGCACCATTTCTGATATCATCTGTTACTTCTACTCTAACAAATTGTGATACATTAGCAAACTCTCCATTTACTAGTACTTTACCTAAATTAGCATTGTATTCTTCATACCTATCACCTATTTTTCTAGCAATAAACCCAGGTGAGTCTGG